TTTAAGAAGAACGGCAGACCATTGATTGCTATATCGTAGGCTTCATTAGAGGCTTGATAAGTAGCAGACCCAGATGGATTAGACAGTACATACGGTATGCCTTCTGTTATATCGTCACCATAAGGTGCCACTAGTTACTCCTTTAAGATTATTTAAGCGCCGACGAGTGCTGCAACTTCAAGGTCTGATAAACCAAGAGCCTTGAGTTTGTCTTGTGCTGCCTGCTTTGCTGCTGCCTTAGCCTGTGCCTCGGCTTCCTCAATAGCCTTAGCCTCAGCGAACGCTGCCGCATCTGCCTCGCGCTGTGCGATTTCTTCGGCTGTTAGTTCTACTTCTGTGGTGACTCCGGTGGAGCAATCCACTACTAGTTTAGTTGGCATTGTTTCCTTTCCTAACTGTTCTTGATTCCGTAAAGTGTGGCGGTTGAGTATTGGGCAAAAGAAATTCTTGCTGCCATTTTTATAGAAGTTATGGCTGAAGTATTTGCCCACAAGCCAGCGCCAAGCATTGTAATTGCTGCTGTGGCATTATTTTCGGAAACTGAATCTTGTGATACTGATTTATTATTTGAGCCAGCATAATTTGGAACATAAAATTCACCATTTCCAAAAGTTGTTGCTGTGGCAGTTGAGGCTGTGTAATAGCCGTATCTAATTTTAGTTGCGTCTGAACCGCTACCTGCTGTGCTTCCAGTTCCAAAAAGACCTCTAGATGAATAGTTTGAAGTATTACCATTAAAGGTCAGGTCAAACCAATCCCAAACATCACCAGTATTAGAAGTATCTCGTAATGAAAATACTACTTTGAGGTCTGTGTATGTACCAGGAATTGAAGTAAATTCAATGTCAGCAGCCCCGCCGCTTCCTACCTCAACGGTGGCTATTGCTACATAAGTGTTTGCCATAAATTCTCCTATGCTGCCAAAATGCCGTAGAGGGTGAAGGTTGAGCCGGACGAAAATGTTTGAGCGCCACCGAATCTAATTAACAATGAAGTAACTGCTGATGTGCTTCGCCATAAAGATACTACTGCATCCGTTCCGCTATTTGAACGATTAGCGCGAGAAATTGCAGTTTTGTATGTTGTTGTATTTGCGTAATTCAATAACTGAAAAATACATACATTTGCTTCTGAATTGCTTGGTGTTCCATAGTAATCCGTCAGCATTCCTTCCGATAAATTACTACCTTTAGACGAACCTGCGGAAGTGCCATTCCCATATAATGCAGTATAAGAATAATTACTGCCACTATCACTATTCAATCTAATCCAAACATCCGCTCCCGCACTAGATTTAGCGTTAAAAACCAAAACAAGGTCTGTGTAACTGCCACTAATTGAAGTGAATGAAACTGTCGCGGCGCTAGTTGTTAGCGTAGTCGTTGCTATCGGTTCATAAGTCGCAGCCATTATGCCCCCTTAATGCCGTATAGGGCGAAGTGTGAGTATTGTTTGAAATTATTAACTTCTGGATAAAGTTTAATACTGGTTATGGCACTTGTGCTCATCCATAAATTTGATTGAAAAATCATTTCACCAGCGCCATTTCTATCGCTGCCAAGTAATACTCTTAAAGTCTTATATTTGTTTGTGTCGGCATAGTCCAAAATGTCAATGACAAAAGCACCATACATACTGGCAGTAGTTCCATCCATCGGCGCTAAACCTGCCCTAAAACTTGTTTGGCTTGTTTCACCATTGGCAGTAACACCTGAGCCATAACCATAAAGATAATGCCTTGAATAATTGGAGCCACTATCAGCATTAACGCGACCCAAAACCCAGTCTGCTCCGGCTGAACTACCAGTCGTTGTTCTTGCTATGGCGCGGATTTGGAGATGGGCAAAGTCGGCAGGAATTGAAGTGAACTCAATATCAGCACTTCCACCTGAACCAACTGTGACTGTGGCTATGCTTTCATAGTCACCGGCTGCGGCGACTACGCCAGATGCAATCGTTCCTAATATCAGTGACATTAGGCGCTCAAATCTCCAACTAGAACCCAAGTGTTCTCTGCTCGCTTAATCAGCGTAGCCGATGACCATTGCTCTCTTAGTTTTAACCCAGGCGTAGCGTTGACAGTTACACCGCCAGCACCAGCCACAGTAACCTGACCAGCGCCTGTCTGTAGTAGGTTGATAGTTGTCCCTACAGGATAGGCAACGGATGCGTTAGTAGGTACAGTCAGGGTGATAGAGGCAGCATTGCTTAGTTCAACTATCTTACCTTGGTCTGCTAATACCGTTGTGTATGTGGTACCAGTCTGAGCGTTGGTAGCCAGGAATAGGCTACTTGCAAGTTGTAGCGCTCTTGTTGTTGGCATTAGTTCTTACCTACTTTCATACCTTCAGGTAGTGGCTTTTCGTATTCCCATTTTTCAATGTAAGCACCTTGACCATCAGAATCATCCCTAAGATGAATAATTCCATCTTCCGGCAAAAAATCTGCATTAGTCAATTCAGGATAAGCAGTTCTAATTATTTCCCAAAGTTCCATATCAGGCTCCTAACAATGTGCAAGCAAAGAATGAACGAAATGTAAGTTGTCTTAAATCAACATTGTTACCTGAATCTTGATAAACTCTTAATTCAAAGTAATCATTGGCTGCGGTACTTAAAATGGTGCTTCCCATTACACCCTGACCATAACTAGAGGAAGCCCTAGATTGGTCAAATTTTCCTACCTGAGTGCTTCCGTTCTTATACATTTCCACTTGGCGCAAACTATCTGCTCCAGTATTCCAAAAGATATTAAAGGTGAAAAGATAATATCCACCTTTGCCGGTAGGTATTGTAATTCTTTCTGTGTTTGAAGAAGTGCTGTGATAACCGCCGACATCAAATTCTTCGGCATCCCATAAGACAGTTGTATTTGTATTGTTTGAAATCGTCTGAGCAGTTGTGCGATATAGATAACAACCAGAAAAACTTGGACTACTAGGCGCAGCCCACTTCAACCCTGTCGCCGTACTGGAGTCGGCAGTCAAAACTTGGTCATTGCTACCTACACCCAACACTGCTGGTGTTGATGCAGCAGATGCTGAAAGCAAAGAACCCTTAGCGGTGAACTGACCCTTGCTGATTGCATCAGTTAGCGGTACTAACTCTTGAGCAAAGACCTCAATGATGTCGCCAGTAATGGTTGCATCAGTCAAGGTAATGCTTGTGCCATCAGTTGCTGTGTAGTCATTGCCACGAGATAGCAATACACCGTTGCGGTATACCTGCTCATAGCCAACTGAGTAGACCAGCGATACTGAGTTATCGTCCAGTCCAGATAGGGATGTTGTTCCCCCTGCTGGTGCTTTAGACCAGCGAGTTCCGAGTACCGGAGTAACTCCGATTCTACCTGTAGCCATCTATCTGTGGCTCCTTTCGTGTATGTGTGTTTTCATAATCTTGAGGGATTGTGCTAAAGACCCAGCGCAGCCTTTAGGTCATCAATGGTCAGACCTACGCTTGCCAATTTGTCAGCAATAGTAGGTTCGGGTCGAGGCTTTGGGGTGTGCTTGTTCAAAACATCCTGAGCCTTTTGAGTATCGGCAGGGTCAATATCTAACCAAAAATGTCCGTTGCCATCTATTAGCGGAGAGGTGTTTTTGTTAATAGAAACACCTTCGGCTTCAAGTTCTTCGCAAAGTTGAACACCATCAAAGTTCAAAGGTTTATCAAAGTTAATCATTATGCTCCAATCCTAAACGCTGCGAATTGTCCATACTGCCCAATATTCATACTTAAGTTTCCACCTGTGTTTTGATAACATAAAACTTCTACATAATCGTTTTCGCTTAAAGAAAAAACCTCACTCAATTGCGGTGAAAAAGGCTCACCACTAACAATTTTGTGCGCCCATCTGTTTCTATCATTTCCATTAAGTTGAAATTTTGCTACGAAATCTCCGGTAGCCCCAGGATTCACATAGCCAAGAAAATAAAACATATATTTTCCGGCTAAACCAACCGGAATAGTTATCCGACCAGTATTTGTGACTGTGCTATGAAATCCATCAGTATCAAAAGTTTCTGTATTCCAAGTTATTGTCGTATAAACACCAGTTGTTAAGGTAGCGTCTGTGCTGTTTTCAAGTGCCACCGCCTGTGCCGTTGGCGCACTAGGCGCAGCCCACTTGACCCCTGTCGTTTCACCGCTCGCAGCGGTGAGGACATAATCGTTGGTACCAACCGCCAGTCTGCTCACCGTATCTGCTGCAGTAGCAACAATTAAATCTCCCTTTGCGTCAACGATGGTAGGCTGGATACCACCTTCAACTGAGGGTATTCTTCCGATTGTCATATTATGATAACTCGCTTCCGAACGCTGCGAAGGACATAGTTGCAGTTGATGCGTAGACGGTGATGATGTCTGCAGCACCAAGGGTGACACCAAGAGTTAAGGTGTCTGAGGCATTAGCAGGTAGTGATACGTCGTAGGCGATGTACTGGCTAGCAGCCAAGGCTGCACCATTGACTCGTACCGCAATACGGTAGGTAGCAGCAGATGCTGCTTGGTTACATACGGTAATCGTAGAGACGATAGCCTCAGTAGCAGCAGGTACCGTATAGAGTGTTGTTGCAGTTGTTGCACTTGGGTTTGATTGACCAAGCACCTTGTAAGTTGTTGCCATTTATTTCTCCTTAGTTAGTTTCTTGGTTATCCGCCCATAAGCATCAAGCTGGAAAGATTGTCTCCAGTGTTAGATGTAAGACCTGCCTCAAAAGCGTTTAGGTCATCGGATGTAAGCACGTGCTTTACTGAAGCACCTGCCGAGTGCGATATTGCAGACGAGCCAGCTTGTCCTCTAGTTATCGTAAAGGTATCGCTGGACTGTACTGTAACAAACACAATTTCTTCGTTAGCCGTATCTACGTCAATCGCAACCGTAAACTGGTCACCATTGACAAAGCCGGAACCCTGAATTAAGGCATTACCAGTACCTGAAGCAACGGTCATAGATGTTGCGCTGTTTGATATGCCCGATGCCAGCGTTGTTTCTACGCTGATAGAAGAGAATCTACGAACTGCCATATGCCTTCCTTACTTGGTGTAGTGAAGCCGAATTGGAAACTGGTCAGATAACTTCAGCGCTTCTTCCTGAAGTCTCTGTTGGAACAAAGCAAATACATAACGGCTTGCAGCAGAACCAGAGTTATATGGATTCTTAGAATCTGCAAAGTCAGACTCCGCTGAGGTTAGATTGATACGGCCTGCATCTAGGAATGTAAGCAGACGATAGGATGCTCCATAAACAACTACATCCTGGCAGGATTCTGGCAAGCCAGTTACATCTACAAAGTCATCAGTATTGGAATCTAAAGTATCTGGAACCATTGTGTACCAAACTTTAACTGTTCTACCTGGCTGGATATTCTCGTAGATGTTTACAGTCTTTTGTGTATTAAATGTTGCTACGTTAGCCAATGGGTCAAAGCGCCAGCGCTTGATTGGTAACCATTCTTTGGAAGAACCTGTAGTCTGCCAGGACATATAAAGAACTTCTCTAGCATCATCAGGCAAGGCATAGGTTGTCTGTGACGCGTTGAAGGTAAAGGTTGTTGACCCTACTGCGAACAACTTAGGATAGAAACTCTTGATGGTGTCGTTGATAGCCTTCTTGATATTAACCCGAGGGAATGCTGGAGATAAAGTAACCATTGCATTTACGCTGTGTGGAGCTGGGGTAGTTCCCATATAACCACGACCAAATCCTGGTGCTACATTCAAGGTATTAGTTGTCTTACTGAATGTGTCAATCCAAATCAATTCATCATCAATCTCAATAATACCTTTAGCAAGGTTGTCAGTTGAGCCGATGTTGATAGCAAGCGAGGTAGTTGATATACCCGATGTATTGGTTAGATAAGTCAAACGGTCTTGCCGCAGTGTGTAACCAATAAGGTTACTTTTTACCTCGTCGACTAACTGGTCGAATGATGGCATCTTTCTTCTCCTTGTAAAAGGCTAGGTTTTTCTGTAGCCTTTCATCGTTAGGCGACATCTCTGCCGCTACCTTGCCGTGCTTATATGCTTTCTTAAAATCATTTAGTTGCCAGGAACAAACTGCAATCAAGTCATCTGCCATATGTCCCCAAGCCCAACCTTCGGATAGGAACTCTGTTGGCTTCTGTGTAACTTTTAAGGCTTCTTCTGAGACTAATACACACTCAGCCCATTGCTGAGTCATATAGTAATGATTAGCCAAAGCCAGTAGCGCTTCTCTACACGGGAAGGTTTCTATAGATTTAGTCAGCCATTCCTCAGCTTCTTCAGGTTCACATTTAGCAAGCATTCGCATTGCGTAACCCATCTCAGCTTTGAATACAGACTTCTCTAAGTATTGCTTAAGCGTAGTACCGCATTCTGTATACATCTGGCGGTAGAAATATTCTCGCCCGAGGTAATAAAGATTTCTAGAATCAGGACTCTCTTTAGCTGCCATCTCAAGCATCGGCAGGTATTGCCCTCTTGATTTAGTTTTATCCGGTACGTGATGTATCTCAAAGTTATACTTCTTGCGTACATCTGTACCATCGTAAGTGCTTGGCACTTCGTGGATTGGATATATCCATCTGACGCCGTGACGTCTGTGGATTCTGAATCCATCAAACTCTACCGCTGGTTTACCTTCAGCATCCCAGTCAGTAATAAATCTATACTGCGGTCTATCTGTTCCTTCTTCAAAGGCTTTCTCTAGTTCAGGCCTCCAGCCTGGAACCATAACCTCATCCATATCTAAGGCTACGCAGTAATCAATATCTTCAGGTAGCGTAAACAAACTAATGTTTCTAGCATCATCAAACCTAAATGGTGTTATCTTACATTTGACTACTTTGATGCCTAGACTCTCTGCTATCTCAACAGTATCATCCGTTGAGCCTGTATCGCAGATTAAATGATAATCAGCATCTTTGCTAGATTCATACCAGCGCTTGACGTGCTTTGCTTCGTTTAAGGCAATGGTATAGACAGCTACTTTCATAGTAGCAGATTCTACATTCCGCCTAGCATAAGTATAGCTGGCAACGCCGTAGCGTCTGCACCTGTCGGACCAGTTGCACCAGTCGGTCCTATATCTCCAGTAGCTCCAGTAGGTCCTGTCGGTCCTGTAGGTCCAATGTCTCCAGTTGCTCCAGTTGGTCCTGTAGCACCCGTAGCGCCAGTAGGACCGATGTCACCAGTAGGACCAGTAGGACCAGTATCGCCAGTAGCACCTGTTGCACCTGTAACTCCTTGTTCACCTTGTGGACCAGTCGGACCAGTAGGTCCTGGAACTGTTGAATCTGCACCTGTTGGTCCAGTAGGACCTGTTGGGCCAATATCACCTTGAGGCCCTGTAGGGCCAGTAGCGCCTGTATCTCCAGTCGGGCCAGTACTTCCAGTCGGACCTGTGTCTCCAGTGGCTCCTGTGGCCCCTGTAGGCCCTGTAGGGCCTATTTCTCCCTGTGGTCCTGTTGGTCCGGTGTCACCTGTAGCACCCGTCGGTCCAGTTGCTCCCGTGTCTCCTGTAGGACCTTGAGGTCCTGTTGGACCTGTATCTCCCGTTGGACCCGTATCGCCTGTGGGTCCAGTGTCTCCCGTCGGACCCGTCGGGCCAGTGTCGCCCGTAGGACCCGTTGCACCTGTATCACCTGTTGCTCCTGTTACTCCTGTAGCTCCTGTAGGACCAGCATTGCCGGTAGGACCTTGCGGTCCTGTTCCACCAGTAGGTCCGGTAGAACCAGTAGGGCCTGCTCCTCCAGTAGCACCAGTTGCGCCAGATGGTCCAGTGCCGCCTGTAGGTCCGGTTGGACCTGTCGCACCTGGAGTACCTGGGGTACCTTGCGGTCCTTGGTCACTTGAAAACTCTACAGCAACTTGAGGCTGTTCTGAGGTAATTACGATAATTGTTTCACTCATACCGTCACAGCCCCTGTCACTACAAACTTACCTTCCAGCGCTCTAGTAACTGTTGTGCCGGAATCTAGGACTAAATCATAAACATAACGACCGGCAGAGATATTGCCAGTAGTTGTAGCGTCAACGGTAATAGTTACGAAACCGGACGCAGTTAAAGTCATTCTATTGTTAGCAGTAGATATAAGCAGAGTGGTTGTCTCTGACCCAACAAATGGGCGCACAGTCATAGTGCCAATATAGTTAGTTAAGTTCCAAGGTGTATTATCTGTTTTTATTTGGAACTGAAAATTAAATGTGGTTGCCTGTTCGCAGGTTATATTATATTTCGCACTCATCAGGAAGCGATACCTCTGAGAGCTTGCGCTGCAGGTAATCCAGAAGTACCAGCGAGAAGATTACATACCCCGCTGTAATCAAGATGAGGTGCGTCAGGGTCCGTATTACCCGCGATGTCATTTAGAACTCCTACAGTATCTGTGTGGTACGGAGTAACGCCTCTGGCTTCAGCCCATTGCTTTGCGGCAAGAGCCATATCAACCATCTCGTCATTGGTTCGATAGGTGCCACCGTTGGCAAGGCGGTTCAATTCCTGATTAAGAGTTGACTGACTGTTGATGGACACCTATCTCTCCTTACTTCTTTTTCGCTACTGCTGCGTTATCCACTAAGTTTGGATAAGGGCGACCTGCTGCTTTAGCGCGTTTCTTTGCAGCGGTCTTTTGTGCTGGCGTTAACTTCTTTGACTTCTTCTTCGGATTGGGTTTATCCCAAAATGCTTTCTTCTTCACCACTTGACCCTATCTGCCCAGTACGCTGCAGACATCTTGCCTTTAGCAATGTTCTTGGCGTGACGAGCCTTGAAGGAAGCCTGACGCTTAGTTGGTTTTCTATCACCAGTAACGCCTTGCTGTCCGAAACGAATTGTCTTTACTTGACTGCCCTCTTTAGCCACAACTACGTGTGACTTCTTCGGGTGATTAGGAGTTCTCTTCGGTTTGTTAAAACCAGATACTCCAGCCCTAGTTAGCCTTGGGTCTTTCTTGCTTGCCATATTCTCCGTACTTTCCTAATACGGCTCGGACAGTGCCGTTCTTATTTAGACGAACTACCATTCCATTTTTAATTTGAACAGAGTTAAAACCTCTATGGGTTTTGTACTTGCCCGAAGACATTACTTCTTTTTCTTCTTAGCCATTCCTGCTTCGCTCATAGCGATAGCGACGGCTTGCTTGCGGGACTTAACTACTGGTCCCTTCCTGGAACCGGAACGTAGTTCGCCCTTCTTGAACTCACGCATTACCTTGGCGACTTTCTTCTTGCCGTTTTTCTTCTTCACTTGTCTAGGTATCTTCCTGGGTTCTTGTTCTTGGACTTGAGTGGCTTCTGCTTCATAATGGCTTTGTCAAGAGCGTTCATCTTCTTGGTCTTCTTAGCCATTGGCTTCTTCTTCATCATTCCTGGCATAGTTACTTACCTTGCTTTGGCGCAGGCTTTCCTGGCGCACCTTGTGAGATAGCTTCGTATGTCATAAATGGCTTGTCGTTTGAGTCCGACGGATATGGTTGGTAGAACTCTGGACGCTCGGAAGCCTTATACTTATTCTTGTATTGTTCTGGGTCTTGTATTGGCATTGTTACTCCTTAAAGGATAATGTGTTTCCATCGAACGCCTTGCCTGCTTCGTTGGAAAGTTTGACAGCAGCGTCTATATCTTTTTTCTTTGTTGATATTGGTTCTATTCCCTGGCGTACCGCTGAGTAATAAGACTCTAGTTCTTTTACGTCAGCATTCTCCTTGGATTTGTCCCAACCTTGCCGAGTAGGGAAGCACCCGGCAAAACTTACATTTGAATCCATCAGGCAGTCTGCATAGGATTCGTGGTCCTGGGTCTTGCACCCAGACCTGCAATTTGAATTATTCATTAGCTCCCCGGTATCGCTGTTACGTAGTCGCCGTATCCAGCGTTGATAAGAATATCAGCGGCTGCTTGGTCAACAACGTATTCGTGACCACCGAGATAATATGCGTCTGCATCTTCAAGGTCATTCTGATATGGAGTTCTAGCTTCAGTGACTGTAGTTCCATTTACAATCAGAGTGATGCCTCTGCTAATGTCAGTCAAAAAGGTTCCGTTGGATAATGGACGACCAGCAAGGCGAGCATATGGCGAATACTGAGAACCGGTAATCCAAGTTTCATTCTGCCAAGGTGTCGTAACTTGATACTGTGTCATCTTGTCCTTTCTTAGATTAACTCACCACTAGGCAGGGTTGCCCCTGCCCAGCAGTCAATCAAACTAGTTAATTGATGTAGCAGACTCGATGCGATATAGAGCTGCTTCACGGAGGCGGTTGAAGCCACCGAAGTAGTACCAACCGATGGTGCGGAAACGACGGAGTGCGTCGATTTCTGGACCGATAACGGTTGAGATGTCTTGTGCCATTGCTTCAGCAAGAGCCTCACGGCCTGCGATAACAGCGCTGTAAACGTTAACAGCACCGCTGTTTGCAGCGAATGGAACACGTGGTGTTTCGACGATGAATGCACCTTCGAGAACGCCAACTGCACCTGCGACGAACGGTGTACGCTCGACGTACTTTGTCAACTCCTGGAATCCGCCGGTACCTGATTCGGCACGGAGGTCAGCAGATTGACGTGGGTGTAGATAAGCAGCATATAGCTCGCCAATGCGAGGTACAGCCTTGTTGGTACGAAGCTGAACAACAGCCTCACGGATGTCAGCAACAGAGAGTGTCATTGTTGATGTGATTCCGTTGGTGTTTGTTGCGGTACCTGCGTAGATTACGTTGCTTCCTCCGGTTAGAACACCTGCTACAACCTGGTCGATAGAATCGGCAGCGTTGTAAGCAATGATGTCTGCGAGGGCAGCATCTACGTCGTTGAAAGAAGTTAGGTTTAACTTCTTGGTTGTTGTCACAGCAGAGCCGTACTCTTGAAGAGTTACGGTTACCTGTGATGGGTTGCCAAGGGCAACAGAGGAAACGTCAGCGGTTTCTGTCAGAGTGCTGGTTGCAGCGCTCAAATCTGAGTAGATGGAGAAAACAACTGACGAACCTGGCATAGCCTGTTGTACAGGCTTTACATCTGCAATCGCACGCATTACTGGAATGGAGCGAAGGGCCATACGTACGTATTGGTCATACGCCGTTTGGACGAGGTTAGCTACGGACGATACCGTAGTGGGTGAACCACCAGGAACTGCCATTTAGCTACCACCTTTCTGTAGTTAGGTTCGGATTAGAGTCCAGACTGCCTAATCACTTCATCAAGCTCTTCACGGCTATTAGCATTGAGTAGACGACGCATAATGTCATCTGCTCCATCAGGTGCCGAGCCAGCATCAACTGTCTTGGTCATCTTCTGATATTGCTTTGCCTGAGCTGGGTCAACGTTAGGTGTTGCCTGGTTTGACTCAGATTCAAAGCCGAATACATCGGCATAGTCACTGAGCCATTTTGATACAGACTCCTCAGTTGGGTCTATATCCTGTGGGATAAATGCAGCAATTTTCTGATTTACCCCGCGACTAGCGAGGGCGTCTTTGATTGCTCGTTCTCTTTGTGCTTTTGAAAGATTCTCGAACTGGCTTTTCAAATCTGCTAGTTCTTTTTCTTTCTGCTTATTTGCTTTACGCAACTGCTTAACGAGGTCATTTGCAGTGTCTTCAACACTGTAATCGTCGTCTTCGTAGTCATAGTTGGACATAGGTCCTTCTCCCTTATTTGTAGTTACGTAGACCTCATACGGTTTGGGGAACGCCGTATGGCTTCTACTACTGGTTTTGTTGTCTCTCTAACGGACCAGTCGTCCCGTTAGCAGGCCTAAAATGCTCCGGCTCGTTCTCTGCCTAGAGCGCCACCAGCAGCTCCGGCTTGACCGGAGAATGTAGCTTGTTCAAGTTGAGTCAACTGTCTGCGTCGCTTAGACGCTTCTGTTGCTCCAGCAAGTCCAAAGACTTCCTGCTCTGCTGTGGTTTGTGTATATGGTGATTGCTTGTAAATCTCTGCTAGTTGGCTACCGCGAGGTAGAACTTCTGCAATGGTCTGGAATCCTTGACGTGCCGCTTCTCCGGTTACACCGTAACGACCAAGTTCTTCAGCTCTAGCCATACCAGTTGTAAGACCAGCCATTGTTGCAGCTCCGCCGATTTCAGCAGCAGTTACCTTACGCTTGATATTTTCAATAGCCTTGTCTGGGTCTAGGAAATATGCGAGCAAATCTCCCTGACCAATCTCTGGATAGAATGAGCGAAGTGAAGCAGTAACTTCAGGTGCAGCGTTGATAACTCTACGCTGTGCTGTCTGAATTCTATCTTCTAGTTCAACAGGCGAGACATCTCCGCCGATAAACTTCTCAAATCCTTCTTGACGGCCCATATCTCCGCGAGCATAATAAGTATCAGGTAAACCATAGCGACGCATTACATCTTGGTATTGGTCTTCAAGTCCGATGTACTCTGCCTCTGATAGCGCACGTAGACCCTTTTGGATACGGGCTTGATTAGCGGCAAAGCGCTTCTTGTAAGCATCGGTCTCGCGTAATTTAATTGTAAACTCTGCAGGAGATACACCTGACTCTATTAAACCTCTTAATGGTTCAACTAATCCCTGTAGTCCATATGCAGCAAATTGCTGAAATAGCAAATCAAATGCTGATTGACGACCTGCTTTTGCTGCTGCATCTGCTTCTGCTTTTGCTCTAGCGGCATCTGCTGCTTTAGTTCCTTTGGCTTGTAAAGTTCTACTGCCATCAGAGTAAATTAAATAAACATCGCCGGTCTCTGGGTCTGTGTAAGTTCCGGTAACAGTTTTACCACCGCCACCGTTACCGTTACCGCCGTTTCCATTGCCGTTTCCACTGCCAAATAAAGTGGTGTAGGCACCTGTTAGTGTTCCCTTTGTTGGGCGTTGACGCCATTCAATTCCACCACCAGGTAGATTAAATGCGTACCATTCATAACCTTGTTTTAGTCCAGTTGTTGGTGGAGTGTTTATAGAACCAGCAGACCCTGCTGGGGTTGAAAGAATGCCTGGTAATCCAAGTTCGGTTCTAACATTCTGGGCTTCTGCTAGCGCTGCTCTAGCCTCAGTCTGTGCTTGACTTAAACCAGTAGCAGGATTGACCGCGTAATAAGAATCAGTGGCAGGAGGTTCTGTTAACGTTGTTCGCGCTTCCTCTACCTGTGCTTGAAGTTTTTCAAGGTTTTCAAGTCTTGTAGCAGTAGATTCAGCAAGGCGTTGTATAGTGCTTTTCTTTTTCTTTTTCGCCATTATTACCCCTGGAATCCGAAGTCACGAAGTACGCCAAGAACTGAATCGGCTACTTCACTTTTAGCCTGCTCTGTATACTGCCAGCGAGAGTCTTTACGAAGCGCTCTCTTAAAATCAAATATGTTTGATTCACCTTTATCAGAGAATAACCCGTATCCTGATAGTTCCTTTAGGTCAATCTCTTCTGGATTTAACTCTAAGACCGAAGCCATAACGCCTCTGTATGGAGCGTATATCTGCTCAAGGTCATAACCTTGTCCAAGTAGATTACGGACATATTCAGGCTGACCTGTTGCTGCAATCATACGGGCATCTTGGGCAATGCGGTTTATATCAAGTTCACCAGTAGCGAGTTTTTGCAATACGGCAGATTCTAAATCTCCACCGGCAGCAACTGCTGATATACCAGGTAGAACATCTCTTAGACTTAAACCGTTAGCTCTAGCAATGCTCTGAAGTGTCTGATAATTCTGTAGCGCTTGACCTGAGAAGCCAGTCATTGCAGTACCCGCACCAGGTAGACCGGTGCCAACAATGCTTGATATTTTACCAATATAAGGTGCTATAAATGAATCAATAGCAATAGAATCGTTCTCTAAGAATCCGTTGTAAACCTTACTTACAATCTGCTCAAGTTGAGGTTCTGCTAACTGAGCGCCTAGTTGTCTTGCTCTTGCTTGAACACTACGACGGATTGTCGCGGTATCCATTGCATACTCAGTATTTCCCACATCCTGACCAGCGTTTCTAAGTTCATCAAACTTAGCCTTTGCAATGATACGCTGACGTACAGGTGCAGCATTCTTTTGCCACCAGGTGGTTAACTTTGCTTGAGATAAGAACTTCTCATTATCCCAGTTCTCATCAACAGCCTTAACTAGAAGTTCACCTAGTTTTGGGTCTAGATTGAAGATGTAGTCAGGTAGGTCATACCAGAACTCTGTTTGAGCAAGAAGACTTTGAAGGTCGCGCTTTACTCCACCAACAACTCCAGGAGGACGCGCTGCTCCCATAGATACTTCTTCACCAATACGAGCTGCCGCTGGGTCAAATACACCAGGAACCGCTGTTGTTTTATCTTTGTCTCCGCCTTTACCTGTACCTGGCTTACCGCCAGCAGCAGGCTTTTGGTCTATTGCTTCTTCAGCAGCCTGTTGCTCTGCAGCAGTCTTATCTGCCTGAAGAGTTGTCTTGGCTGGAGTAGGTGCAGTTACATCTGTTTCTACTGCTTCAAAACTTTCTGGAGCTTGAGGTGCATCAGGTGCATAACCAAGTAGGATTCTTGCGACGCCTTCACGTTGAGCAAGCAACTGATTGATTCTAGATTTGTTTGGCTTTCCACCAGTCCTTGCAGCTCTATCATATGCTGCATACTCTCGCTCTAATTGCTTATCAATATTCTCAATGCTCTTAAGGCTAGGGATGAGACGCTTTGCTTGGTCAGACTCAATCTTTGCCTCAACCTTTGCAGCTTCATTCTCATTGATTTGTTCGTTTATCTTACGCAACGAATCCTCTTGCTTACGGTTCAGGTCACCTTGTGACAAAACGCGCTTTTGGTCGCGGAGATAACGCAAGGCTTGGTCGGCAATTTTAATAGTTGCCGTAGCTCGCTTTACAATGTCTTCAAAATCTTTTGATGTTTGTGCCATTAGTCAGCACCTAGCGCATTCATAAATGTTTCATAGAAACCAAGCACTTTATTTGCCTTTGCCTCATCAGTTCCAGCAACTCTGTCTAGAAGATACTGAGTAGCATTTATGCCACCGGTTGTAGATACCATTGTTTTGCCACCAACACGAGTAGTTGTAGTAACTACCGGACTTTTTTTCTGAGCCTTTTGGATAGCGGTTGTATACTTTTTAATTTCTTTTTGGCTGGCAGAACGACCAAACTGGTCTCTGAATACAGCATCAATAATAGACTTAGCTTGTTCATCAGTGGCAACAGCCATTTGCTCAGTTACTTTTGGACCGGTTCCGTCACCCATAACATTACGAGCGGCAATCTCTTGACCAAGAAAACCAGTAAAGAAGTTCTGGTCGAATGGTTGACCTAGCTGCATAGCGCTGGTTTGTGCTGCCATCAATGCAGAAGAATAAGCATTCGCTAGCGCTTGGTTGTATAGACCGTTGGTAGGAAATCCTCTATAGCCAGCATTCTTTAGAGCTTGTGCAATCTGCGCTCTTTCTGCATTTGACATATTGTAAAGAGCCTGAGCCTGCGGATTGACACCTATGGCTGTTGCTCCTGCAAACCCTGTAGTTGCTGGAGTACCAGATATAACTGTATCGCCAGTAGGAATAATCTGGTTGTTCCAGGTACCTACCTCAGTTGGACCAGGTGCGCTGGTCAAACCTTTCTTTTTAGCCACTGGTTACTCTCCTATCAATCTAGCAAATAGAACGTCATATGCCATCTGAGCATTTGTATTCTGCTTTGCTAACTCTTGCAGACGAGCCTTAATGTTCATCTGAAGAAGGTCTTTGTAATTTTGTGCTGTCTCTGTATTGCTTGTTATTGAACCTAAAGCCATTTGATACTGGTCAAACTCTGCAGCCATCTGACGTAGAATCGCTCTAGTTTTAGGCTGGGTAGTTATGCTCGTGTCATTAAGCATTCTACGTAGGTCTTCATACGCTCTTATTCTTTGAATCTGACGCGCTCCACCAGCACCAAGTTCTTCTTGCATCAAAGGCTTGGTTGCCTTGTATTGGTCAGACCAGACTTGCCACTGTTTACGCAACTGGCTCTTGGCTGCATCGCCAAATGTATTGGCAAGTTGAGACTCGTATAGGTCCTTTTGTTGATAGTAATACTGGATTTCCTTGGCAGTCTGTACTTCTCTCAAGAAGTCAGATGTAGTCTTATTAACCTTTAGGCCAGTATCAAACATCATTCTGTAGGAATCAAAGTCAAAGTCACCTGCAGATGGAATTAAGAATGCAGCGCCTTCTGGATAATCCTTGAGAAGTTGCTTGTTCTCATCAACCCATTGACCTGATTGTTCTACAGAGCGAACCAACGCTACGGTTGAACGGTCAGACTCAGATACTGTATATGGCATCTTGTCTGGGAATAGACGAATCCACTCTTGCGTGGCTCTATCAATATCACCGTTATAGCGATTTAGCATCTGGCTAAATACTTGCTTATAGGATGTACGTTGATTATCGCGTACCCACTTAGCCATCTCGCTCTTTAGAGTTAACTGCGGTGATGCTGGTGCTACGAATCCAAACAAGAATCGTAGGCTAAGAACTGTAAGAGTAGAACCTTCTAGCTTCTCTTTGTAAGCCTGAACTTCGCCAGGTGTAGGCGCTATCTCAAGACCTGTTGCTGGGTCAATCTTAGGCTCAATGCCGTGACCTGTAGCCTCAAGGTAAGTTGCTGCCTTACGGAAAGCTGATGCGTACTGACTTGAACGCTCATCCTTTGATAGTAATGCAAGGAACCTGTTGACGTGGCTAGGAAGTGCAGCGTTAATCAACGGTTGGTCTTGACCATACTGACCAACTAGCGCAGCTTCAATCTTATCTAGTTGAGGAACTGCACGAAATACCAGTCCTAGTGGAACTGCTGCGATAGGCCCAGCAAATGTCGGGAACAAGGAATCTGGGTTCATCGATGGCGTAATCATCTTTAACTTGCCACCGAACTCAATAGGCATTGGAGCCTTGAACGCTTCTGGCATACCAAATACGGTAGCCACCTTATTCATAACCTTGTATACAGGTGTTAGACCTGGGTAGAAGAAGTACTCATCACCGTTGTCGTCAGTCTGAACAAAGCCAGAGTGAGAAATACCTTCGTAAGTTAGTGCTGCTCTTTGGATAGACTCAGGGTTATACTTGACAGCGCGATAAAGACGACGATAAAAGTCTTCAGTTGCACGGTAGAAACGAGCAAAGTTACGGCTTGCCATAGCAAGTTGGCTACGTACTGCTGGGTTATCTACGAATGCAAGAACTCTAGCAGTAGCCATTTCTTCAGCCATCTGCGAAATGTATTGCTTGGCTTTTACCGTAGCCTTTACTAAATCATCACCTTCAAGTCCCTTAGTAAAGGAGTTCATAAGGTGCTTCTCAAGACCAGATGCTCGCATATCCTTACGGACTTTTGCAAAAGCATCAAAACCTAAATCGTAGCGAGTTAAGCGAGCGTTAGCCTCGCCCATTATATCCCAAATTTTGTCTATCTTTGATGGCAAGAATTGACCTGTATCAGAAATAGGTATCATCTCTGGGCCATATACCGACTCAGGAAGGTTGCCTTCATCGGCAAGCTTTTGCATATCTTCCCAAGTAAGTTTCTTGGCAGATACAACAGAGTTACCAGCCTCGTCAGTGAAGCGAATCTTGTTTAGAAGCGCAGCGTTAAAGCCACCTTCACGTGTGGTTAGTAGGTTTAGAATGTCTTGTACATTCTTCTCAGCTATAACCTGAGTTGAGTAACCTTTTTGAATAGCCTCGAATCTGTTACGTTCCGCCGCAGGTAGGTCATCTAAATACTTACGCAAAGCATCAATAGCGCCTTTATTGTCTTCTAATTTGCCAGGAACTATGTTTTTTAGAACTAAAGATGACATAGGACTTTTGGCCTCAATGCCAATTAAAGCATACATACCCATCAAGCCTTTGTCGCTCATCATAGGATTGATTGAGGTAAATGGTTTCCCATAAGCTCTGATGTATTTTATGTTGTCAATCTCAAGGGCGCCGACAGTACCAAAATCTTCAATGTCTTTAGCTACTTGAACATAACGGTCTGCGCCGCGAAATGCGTTCTTGCCGCCTTCGCCAAGGTTTCCTAACATTCTGTCAGGGTTACCATAGGACACTAGGTCATCAAGAAACTCGCCTATTTCATCATCAAAGTAATTAACGAACTTTGATTCTGTAAATGCTCGGGCAGTTATCCTACGAGCTGCATCTACATCGCCAGCCTTAATAGCGGTTTCAATTTCTCTGGTGGCTTTGTCTGCAATACGGCGGGCAAATAAACGGTTAATAAAACCCATATCGCCTTTTGCTGCAAAATAACGACGCGATAAAGTTTTAGCCTTAGCAATTCCCCACATTGAATCACCTACAAGTAAGTGCAAACCGAGGTCTTCTGCGGCGTTACGGACAGGGAATCTTGGACCCGCGAGTGTTGATAGAGTCCAGGCTGATGTAGTTTTATTTGCCCAATCCTGGTGCGATACACCCATTATTCTGTCAATAAGACCAGAACGGGTAGCAAATCTATCTATATCCTGTACAGATGGCGCAGCAATACCTTCAGCCAACTGCCAATCTTTGATGGCAAGTTCTTCACCGTCAAAGTTTGATGGACTGTAACGGGTATAGGTAACCTTACCTGTAGTTTCATCTACAGTACGTACAGTAACTCCTGTGGAATATTGTTGCTTACGTCCAACTTTGTCAAAGTCTGTCAAGAATCGTTGGGTTCCGGTGGACTTATTGACTCCACGTACGTCATATATAGTGTTATATAGACCTTTGAATATCTGACGACGCTGACCTTCGTTACCTGCTGCAAAAGCCTCAGAGATAATTCTAGAATGGTAACGAGTATTAGCCAAACGAGCTAGGCGATATATCTGGTCTGGTGCGTTTGCAGCCATCGGGTCAAAGAATCCATTAGGAAAGTACGGAATCGTTGTGAACTTGCGAGCAAATCTATCAAGACGTCCTTGAATCTGAGCCAAAGGCATACGGAATGCACCGTCTTTACCCTTTGTCCAGGTGGCTTTCTCTGCACCTTCTTCTAATCTTCTAACTCCAAAGCGCCCAACGAATGCTTCTACGTCAGCAATCTCACCAGAACGTTGAGTTAGGCCTGTTGCTATGTCATCAAGCTGCGGAGATGCGCCATACAAAGCCTGAACTACTCGCTGGCCTACCTTGTCTATATTAAAAACTCTATCTGTTGCTGTAAAGAAACCAACGCGAGCCTTGCGAGCAGCGTTTAATACAGGAACAAGCGGTGTTCTACGGGCTGCTTGACCAGAAAGAATGCTTTTTACATCAGTTATATTCTGTAGATAGTTCTTAGCAGTAGTGGAATTAGTTACTCCAGCCTTAATAAACTCATCTACGGCTGCAGAACCAAACTCTGGAGCTAATCTACGTAGACGCTGTGAGGCTTCTGCACCTGCTGCAGTATCTTTAGCTGCACGTGCTTTACTTAAGTCCTCTAAACCTTTACCGTAATCGTCAAAAAATTTAACTACGCCTGGGTTTTGAAATACTCTATCTAGGTTTTGTACGTTCTCAGGTCCCATAACGGACATAAGATTGCGACCGTAGGTAAACTTCTCTTTGCCTAAGACGTTAAATAGTAGATAGTCACCAGCATCGTAGGCTTTCTTAGCTTTACCAAGAATAAGCGTAGGGTCTGCAAAAAATCTATAGGCTGCATCGGCAAAGCCAGAGATACCTTTGTATAAAGCACCAGAACCTTCTAGTTGCTCTGGTAAAAGTAGGTTTGCTAATTGGCGACCTGGTGAGTACTTAGATGCTTGAACTGCATCTAGCGCATCTTGGAAAAGGTCATCTCTTTTCTGTGCAGCATTAGCTGCAATAACTTTTTCAGTTTCAGTTCCATTAGCAATAATGGAGTCAAGGGTTTCGCCTTGAGCTACACGCATAGCAATACCTACGCGCTCTGCACCAAACTTTGCTTTTGCTTTAGCAATACGAGTTGGGCTAAATACTGTATCGCCTTTATCATTGGCAATATTAAAAGCTCTGCCTATATCTACACCTTGGTCTAGCGCAATAGCACCAGTTCTATAAAGGCGAGTCATAAAGTCAGAGACTTCACCGAGTGCTGCGATGCCGCGACCTAGAGTTTCTTTTACGGCAATACCAGCATAATGCTTTACATTACCAAGCCAACCACGCTGCGGGTTTACTGGGTCATCATCTCCGCCGAGTAAACCAACCATTGCATTCTGTTGGTCTTGTGTTAGTTGATTAAATTGAGCCTGTGCAACAGGAGCTGGCATAGCAAGCAAGTTCTTATGTGTATCAAGAAGTTTGCCTAAGCCGTCAACTTGCTTACGCTGTGCAGGTGTAAGGTTAGCGCGAAGCGCTGCTGCTTGTAAATTCTCCTGTGGCACTTACATACCTCGCGCAAGCGCACGCTGATAGAGAATCTCTACCTCTCCACTCTGGTCGTATGGAAGCATACGTGCTAGTACGTCTGAAAGTTTTTCTTGTACTGGTTGCATACCAAGGACCTCTGGTCCGGGTCCTGCACCCATAGCAATACCTGATGTAATTGGTTCATCAGGACGAGTTGATGGTGCAAATAATGGAGTTACTGGTGCTTGTGCTGCGGCCTCACGTACTTGGCCTGCTGGCATACCGCGAACATCTGGGGTTCTAGCCATAGGTGCGCCTGCTTGAATAGCGGCAGTTTCTTTTCCTTCGCCGTATGCGATTGAACCCATATTCATATCTGTTCTCTTGGAGAACTTACCAGGGCCTGATGCTCCTGCTAATGGACCTCTAGCCATTGTTGTCCTCCATCGTTTCTAAATCTACTGTGAATTGTTCCCAAGCCTGATTCACTTGGTTCTTTCTAATTGCATTGTATGTAGCTAAATCTAAAACTTCTTCTGCAAACATATGTATCGCACTTACTAAATTATGAAATAGACCTGCGAGTAAAACAGCAAGGTCAGCGAGACGGACAGAGCGAGGAATGTAATCTGGTTCTTTCTTCAACGCTCTGTCCTCTCGTTAAGTTTTACTTAAGCCTTCTTGCCCTTACGACCGGCAGGGGCATATCCGAACTTCACATCTCCACCTTTTGGCTTTGATGTGTCCTTCTTGCCTTCTGTTGGCTTCTGCACGGGTGCAGCAGCGCGACCACCTTTTTTCATTTGTACACCTCCTTCGGCTATGCTCAACCTGCGATTTGCGCGAGCAAACTTGCTATATCGGGACGAGCGCCAGCAGCAGGGGCCGCACCAGTCATCATTTCTGGAGTTGGCTGCGAGGCAGGGGCTGGGGCCATACCTGCTGCTGGAACTTGACCACCCATCATTTCTGTTGGGACTTCTGGCATCTCTGGCTCTTCTGGCATAAAGACTTCTTCTACAATAGTCTCTATTGCCTTGCCTTTTTGTCTGCCTTTAATAACTTCAGCAATCCTTGAAACAATTTGCGAAGGGTCTTGGCCTTGCGCTGCAAGTGCGGGAATAGCTTGTGCATACTGAGCCACAGCAACACGAAGAGAATCACGCATCTCTTCAATGTCCACACGTTGTTCTTCTTGTGTAACATTTAGCTCCATCGGAATTTCACGACGTACATAGTCGCGGGAAACTAACTTATCGCTACGCATCTGAAGTAGTGCAATGATTGCACGGTTGGGGTCCATACCGGACATAATTCCGTAACGAACATCTACGCCATACTCGCCGCCAATAGCGCGAGATGGTACGTACTTCATTGAGAATGGTGTTCCATCTTCGGAGCCACGAATCTCTTTGGTCATATTGCCAAATATCTTCTCGTCTACCTCGAAGCAAAGCGCAACCATATCTGTAAATAGTCGAGCAAACTGTGCTTGAGCAGAGCGAATCTGTGTATCAAACCCAGCTTGTAGCGCTTGTACGCCACGACCAGTAACAACAGAAGCATCAAGATTACCGCTTCTAACTTCTGGATAACGCGAACCGAGACGAAGTTCTCGTTCTAGAACACCGGATTCAGTAAATACTCCAGGAGGTAGTTCTAGCGGTACACGACGAATTGCCTGTGGATTAGCGCTTCGCATAATCGAATCAGGGCCAAGTGCAAGTTCTTGGACATCCTGCGGAATGGCAATCGGTGCTTGGATAGATTTTTCTGCTGCTTGAATCTGCAGTACAGCAAACCGCGCTCTAGCAAGTTGAACTGCTAGGACGTCATCAAACTGACCGCGAGCTTCGCCATCAAGAGAGGCCCGAACCGCAACAGAGGCGAGGCATTTGCCGATTGGATTCGGGATATTAGCAAGGACAAGGTTCTGTCGCTCAGGTAGGAAGATTAAATCCTGGTCTTTGTCGTGGTAGCGAACTAGAGAAACATAAGGAGAGTTTTGAATGTAAGCATTGCCACCTAGGATTTGCTTTGCGAACTCTGGGTATTGGGCTGCGATAGTTTCCGCATCAGACTGAACAACCTGAGTGATTGAGATACAGCGACCGAATCTGTCGATTTCCGGGTAAACACCGAACGGATTAAGTAGACGAATACGCGGGTTATTAGTTTCATAATCCATCTCCACTACTGCTGGTAGCATTCCATAAGTGTTGAACCAGTCAGCACCGGAGTACATCTGAATCTGTAGTTCGCTAGATGATACGTAATAGTTAGCGATGCGGGTTCTGGTATCTGCAGCTTTACGAGCAGAGTCAGAAACCATATTTGTAGCAGAGCATTCAAAGGCTGGAAGTGGTGCCATAGCCTCTGCTAAGTCACGTGCTGCTACATCAATAAAGTTAGCAACGAGTGGCTTTGGGTAATCCTCAGAGAACATAGCAGGATAAACCTTGGAGATGTCTCCTTGGCGCACTGATAGAACGTCACGCATACGCTGGTCGCGTTTAGCGTAACGAGTCTGAAGGCGTGTTACCTTCGCAATGACCTCTTTGGATGTTAACATTTAATTACCTAGTGCCTTCTTTGCTCTACGAGCCTGGGCTGCTTTTGTTTGGCGACTTGCTATACCTTTAGCGCGAGATGCTGCACGAGTTCTATCTGACTTCATACGGGTTCCGATAATTTTACCAGCAGCCTTGTCAGCTTTAGTAGCTCCTGCTACATTACCCTTAAAATCTACATCAAAAAATCCAAGTTTCCCAGTTCGATTCTTTTTAGCAAGCGCTGTTCCTGCGTTATTAAATGCCGCCTTGCTTGGTGATGCTTTTTCTTTAGCTTTCTTAGCGGCTTCTTTTACGCCCATTGGCTTTTTGCCGCTATACTTTTTCTTTGCCATTAGATGAACTGCCTCTCTTGTTCTGCCAATAAGTTATCTATATTTACTACGATTCGTTTATTCTTTTCTGCTCTTGATAGAAACGGGTTCTTTAGATGGTGCTGTTGATAGATACCGGTGTTTAGCCATTCTCTTGCTCTGATTTCACAGAACCAAAGAGCCATCACCATATCTGTCTTACCCTTAGTCGTTGGTGACCAAGTGATAAGTTGTTCCATCAAAGCCTTGATGTTCTCCGTCTGGTCCGACGGGAGATGGATGAGATTATCTCTATGATGCTTGCCGTCCTGCTGTTTAGTACCAAATAGAGTCGACATCGAAGCAACGCCGAATCCTGAATCCCATTTGTTCGAGCCAGTGTGATGCTCCCTTAATATAACGCCCTTAGTAGCCAGGAACTGTCTAATTCCTTCATCTTGGGTAAGGAAGGACTGAAAAGCATTACGTTCAACAATCCACTCCCCTGGAGTGTAAAGATTAGTCCAATCGATGATGAGCTGGCGGATTTGTGCAGGAGTGGGACGCGTGATTTTCGTAGCATCAACAATGTACCTTTTATGAGAGATACGGTCAACTGCGTAACATACTGCTGCTGTATCTCCGACCATTGCTGGGTCGAGGCCACAGACGATACTGAAACCGTTGAGGTCTCTTGGGTGACCAGGATTGCCAGGTACCAGACGTCCTGCTTTTCGCATTCCATCAATGGAGCCTTTCACGCATACAGGGTCAAATATGGCATCGTCGGAAACATCTTGCTGTTGATAAACCAAAGCCCAAGTCTGGGCATCCATCGCTTGGCGCTCATTAAATAAATGTTTGCCATTCCAGCGGGGGTACAAACCTTCTTCGGTTTTATCAGCATCTGACTGTCCATCAAAGGGTTGGTCAGAGTAAGGCCAGAGCGTAACCCATTTCTCAGGTTCCTCATCTGTTTCTAGTAAGGCTGGCATTGCCAAATAGGTCCAAGGAACCTGGCCTCCAGGATACCTGTCGGGGTTACGCAATTCTTTGTATAAATCTACAGCGGCAACTCGGGTGCCGATTACTACCAACTTACCAGTTGGGTTAAGACGGCTTCTTACGTCCTGGGTTAGCCAGCGGATT